ATGTAAGGCAATCCATTTTCAGTCCCAACGCCAACAACAGTTGGTGTTAATCCACCCGTTACATTCCAGTTAGTCGGCAAAGTACTTGGTGAAGTACTTGCACCTTGCATAGTACTATTACGCAAACTATTGGTTCTCTGCGGTTCTAACAACAATGCGGGGCAACTACCATACATATAGGATAAACGTGGTACGTTAGCCGCAACACTACCAATATTGCCATCAGATTGCGTTCTATTTGCTACACTATTTCTTGACCAAGTTAAATCGCCGTTGCCATTGGCGGGTAATTCAGCATAGACAACACCTGCTTTGTAACCGCTTGGGATTAATAATAATGATGCGGATTGCAATAATGAAGACGCTGCGGCAACACACGATAATGCTTCCACCGTTCCACCATCGGCAATCACACGGGTGTTGTATTGCTGCCAAAATGCAGGAAAAGCACCTCTCCCAATGCCAATTCCGATACCGTTGCCGATTCCAAACATATTAATATCCGATTACTGTTCCGCTCGACGTAACAAATCCGACAATTTTCTGAGCCTTACCAGCGGGGAGATATGTTCCAGCCTTTACGGTAACGCCCGATAATCCCCTTGCTGAAAGCACATTGGTTCCAGAACTTGCGTTGTCGGATTGTACGGAAAATGAAGTAAATACAGTATCTTCATGCACTACAATTGCGTCATAACTTACGCCAGTAACTGTGCTTGCTGCATGAAATTTAAAGCCTTGTGAGCCTACCGCGATATCAATTGATGGATTTGCCATAGTGCGAAATTAAACCAAGGCACTTCGCTAATTGTTGCAAGTCTTACACCACCGCGATAATAAACCACTTTGACCCGTTGCTTTGAATAGTCTTAGATTCGTACTTGCTGCCTAGCGTAGTGGTTGCCCCGTCGTTTATCAAAAAAGTTCCAGCGTTAATAGTTACGGTGTGATTGGACGCTGTTTTAATAAAACTATACTTCTTTCCCATGCTTTCATTTGCCGCTGGAAGATTGACCGTGATATTGCCGTCTGTGGTGTCGCAAGTTATAAGTTCGTAACCGTTATTAAGCGTATGCGTTCCAGTCGTATAGTTTAGCGGCGCGCCGTGTTCCTGTAAATGATATTTAATTTCTTCGGTAGTGTTGTCATACTGCAACATCATTTCCCACCGCTTGTTTAACGTCGGCTGCGATGTTGGTGCTCCGTCTGCATCGTTAACTAAATACTCTAGCATTGTAGACGGTAGCATGGAAATCATGGATTGATAGTTGTTAACTTGCGTTTCAATCAGGTTAACGCGATCGCGTAAAATATCGCCTTGCGTACTTGCAATACGCAAACCCTCGCCCGTGGTTGTGGTGTTCGTGTAAACAGGTGTAACTGCCAACCATTCGCCCTCCCAGATATCGAGTCGCGGATTGAAACTAACCCCATTTAATACCCATGTGTAGGAATCGAAGTACAACGATTTAACCAAATCCAAACTACCTGAATCAATCCAACTGCCACGAATGACCTGTAAAAAATCAGCGTACAAAGACGATAACCCAACGCCTAACATTTTGGTCGGCGTGCCTTTGGTTATTGAATCCCAACCACCGTAGAACTCATTAGCTATTACCCATTGAGTACCATCGTTTGCCCATATATTCCCAACGCCGTATTTGTTTCCAGAATAGTAATATTTTGGCTTTAATTGCACCTTAGTTGAGTTTACCGAATTGGTCGTTCTCGGTGTAAAATCCTCGGAAATATCCCATACAAAATCAGGGTTTTGATAGTCCGAAGATTCCGCAAAAGCCACTTGAATGCTGCCCCAATAACTTACGTCGAACACGGCGGGTGTACTCCATTTAGGTGCTTGATTTGCAGGACGCAACAACTTGGGTAGATTGTTCTGATAGAGCAATTGAGTTATGGATTGAACGCTATCAATCTTAACCTTTAGAATATTGTAACCTGCAGGCGGTGTTGTGCATTGCTTTTCGAACTTGTAAGTTATCCAATTGCCCTGCAAATTGGCTATGTCCACTTTTTCAACGCCCTTGGGTACTGTCGTTGCCGTAATCCAATAACCGTCTGAATCTAAAATCTTAATTCCACCGCTTCCATTTTCAAGCCATATCATCAGCTTGTATTCGTAACTCACACGGGAATTAGAAACACTTGCGGGGAAATTCGACTTTACAACCACCTTTACTTTCAACGGGTGTTCGTCTGGCGTGCTTCCCGTAGGAATGTCGGTTGCGATTAATTCCAGCGCGGTTGTAGTTCGATTTGGGCGCGTTCTAATTATCGAAGCGGTGTTAATGCGCTCCGTATCAATCGTCAATAACTTAAATGCAGGTTGATAGGTTAACGTTGGTTTTGCCTGCCATTGTGGCCGATTTGGTAGTGTCCCTAATGCTTGCCTATGACTGTAGGCTCCCGTGCCTTGATAACCAAGTGTATAGTTGTAACGTCTGTATGGGATTGTGGAACCACTGTAAGCCGCAACATCAGTAAGCCAATATCCGCCGTTGGCGTGCATAAATCGCGTGTTGAATATCTCGCAAACCTGCTCTAGTGCTTGACGGCAATTCACCATGTTTAAGTCATAGTACCAATTAGCCGCTAGGTCGATTGCCTTAACGTCTTGAAATGGGTCATAATCCTCTAGGAATGTATTGATATTTAAGCGCAGCATATCCACCCCTTTACGAAATCCGTCGGCCGCGTACGTAGATTGCGCGTCGAAGAAGTAGTAATCCGTTTTGCCTAGGTATGGCCAATATTCATGCAATTCCAATTCCTGCAAGCACTCGCGAAATAGTACGTTAACTTGAATGTAACCATCGCTAAACCAACTTGCTTTCACATTGTACCCATCCAGCAATTCCAGCCCGTCCACAGCCGTCAATTGTATTATTGGTTTGCTGTCTATTCCCTCGCGAAGTCGCTGCATTTGGTCGGCTAATATTCGACCGACAAAAAACAAATCACTGCCTCGCCAAACGACCATCGTCCAGTAGGTTTCGGCTTGCGTTTGGATTGCCAAAAACGCATCCATAACCGTCTGATTCGGAATTACAAAGTTTGCAGTTACTCTGCTGGACTTAATGCGGTTTTCGTGCCACTTGCTACCCTCGCCCTCGCGGTCTAGCGTGAACCCCTCGCCCGCTAACTTTAGCTCTGTTCCTGTTGTCGCGCTGCCTGTTGGCGCATCGTGTATCTCCACTTTCCAAGTGGTATTATTGAAGCTCTTAAATTCTCCGTAGTATTTGCGTGCCATTATCCCCTAGAATAGTCGTTGTTGTGTTTCTGTAAAATTATAGCCAAATCGCGGCCGCTTATATGGGTAGTTGCTATGTAACCGCCATCGTTGCCGCCGCTTCCAATAATATCTTTCAATTTGTTTAATGGTGCAATAACCTCGGGATTGCTACGCGCTCCGGGATATTCACCCATTAATCCCAATGTAGGTCCGTAAACAATACCCCCGTCGGCGAATTTTTGTGTGGCTATTTTGGAAACGTTTGCCAAACCTGCGGCAACTGCTGCACCTGCGGCAACGCCACCTCGAACGGGCGACGATGGGTCTGGCACTGGCATAAATTGCGATTGGTACGCTAACTGCGCACTAAAATAAGTTGATATTAACGCTTGGGCTAAACTCAATGCCTTTGCACGTTTTGCCTGTTTCCTCGCCGCTTCATCCCCTTTGCCAACAATGGCATCGTTAAACGCTATCACTGCTTGACTGTATTGCGCAAACATATCCGCTTGAAATTGCAATTGCCTCATACGGCTTTCATTTGCTTTTTGTTCGTCGGTTTTGCGGAAACTTTCCTTAATCGCGTTTTCGGCGGCTGCTTGGGCTTGCACCAATGCCAAGGTATCTTTACCCGCTTTTTTTGCATCCTCAATTAACTTGGTATAATGCGAAGTAGTTTCAGCCAATTCCAGGGCGCGTTTTTGGTCTTGCGTTACCGCTGTGGCTTTTGCTATATCGGTTTCCAATTGTAGCAAATCTTTGGCGCGTTGTTCCGCGTCTCGTTTTTCTTTTTCTTCGGCGGCGGATTTTTTGTTGTTGTAATCGGTTCTAACCTTATCCAGTGCCGCGTTTCTTAATTTGTTAATTTCAATTTCGGTATATCCCTGCTCTTTTAATTGCTTAACTTTTGTTGCAAATGCTGCATCTTCGGCTTTGACCAAAGCTTCAAGCGTACCGTCATTAATAGCTAATAGCGCAGCTTGACGGTCAAGTGTGTAGTCAACAACTTTTTTTGTTTCATTTTCTTTTTTCTTACCGCTATCCACTACAGCGTCGGCGCTTAATTTCTCCGCGGATATTAAATCCGTAATCGCTGCAATCTGTTTGTCTATGCCATCAATCTGCGTTTTCGTAGCTTTGGCGTTCGTCTTTGCAGTCTCTTCGACTTGCCTTGCATATAAGCCAGCCCCTGCTGCGAATAAATCTGCTGACTTTTTTTGTGCCGCTTCTAAGTCTTTAGTTTGCTTTAATTCAAGTTCAAATTTTTTCGCGCTTAGTTCTGCAATTTTATCATAGGCTGCTTTTGCCTTGGCGTTCTTAATTATCTCCGTAGTTAAATTAGCAGTGGCTTGCTTTAATTCGTAAGCCCCTACTTTTTCCAACTTTTGATTTGCTAAAAAATTAGGATATATTTCCTGAATCTGTTTAAGCGCGTCGCGCCGTGTTGACATTTTTTGTGTCAAGTCGCCAACAACTGCAATCAGAGGTCCTATATTTTTATACTCTTCTTTAAAATTGTCGCTTGCATTTTTTGCAACATCAATCAGAGGCCGCTGTGCTTGCGCTGCTTTTTCGGCTGCCTCTCTCATTGAGCGCATTTTTTCTACAAGCATAGCAATTCCAACAATAGCCGCGCCTACTCCCGTAGCTAATAAAGCCGCTTTCATTCCTGTTAGCCCTCTAATTGACATCATAATGGTGCTGTTGTATGCATCTTGTATGGCTTTGGTTACTCCTATTCTTACGGCTGATTCAGCTTGCAATGCATTTTGTATTTCCTGCAATGAGCTAAGCACTAGCATAGTGCCTTGTAACTTAACCATTGTTTTTTGAAGGTCTTCGTATTCAATCCCAAGTGCAGCCATTGAACCCTCTACAACCCCAAAGCCTGCCGCTAGTGCCTGCGCTCCACCTATTGCGGCATCAAGTCGCCTTGTATCACTAGCAAAATACCCAATCTCCGCACGGGTATCGCCAATTTCGTCCTGCATCCTACCCGCTTCACGAATAAATTGGTTTGCCATGTCGGCAAATGCAGGACCCATCGCACGGGCTTCCATAGCCATAGTTTGCAATTGCCTAACTACTCGCGCGGTCGGCTTAGATTTTGCAAGCGCATCAAGTCGTTTTTGTATGTCTTTTGCAGCTTCGGCAACCTCCGTGGACATTTTCTGTCCCGATTGTTGCATCATAACCACGGCGTCGTCAAAGCCTTTTTTTAAGGCTGTAATATCCGCTCCAATTGCTACGTTTAATTTGTTTGCCATTTTTAAGTTGGTTTTACTCGATTGTATCCAATAATGTAATCTTGCGCCACTTGGTAAACTCCAGCAAAGTCGGCTTCATCGTCCGACATTTGTACTTCACCATCATAGAAAATCTGATTTACCTTGAATGTTGATATGGTTGCGGGAAGTGCAGCGGCTTTTAATTCCATTGCAGCCCTTACAAGTAAGGCAATACTATTTGCTTTTTCAAATCCACTCACGCCTCCAGCATCAGCCGCAAAAATTGACACTTGCACGCGGATAAAATCCAGTGTACTGATTTGGTCTTTGGTATTCATGGGAGTTACGCTCACTTGGTGGTATGCGATTGCAGGAAAGTTCGTGCCGTGTAGAATCCGCAAAGGGAATATCTTATTACTTACCTCCGTGGTTAACGGGCTGTAATTGCTTAAGATATTGTAAATTACATTAGTAATTGCCATGAATGCAAATTTAAGCCTCGGCAGGTGGTACAATGTTGCCAAATGAAGCGATTTTTAACGGGCGTTTAAAATCAAACGCATCATTGGGAATAGTCTTTGGTAACGCCTTGGAAACCTCATCCCAATCAACAATATTAGATTTATCCCAATCAAACCGTATAAAATCAGTTTCTCGAAGTTGCCGTTTGGTTTGGCTTTGCACTAAGGCGTAAACCTGCCATCTAGCGCGTTCCCAATCATTTTGGTATTGCCTCTTTTGCGCTTTTCGCATGCCGTGCAAGCGGTGCATAAAATAGTCGGGGGTGAACCTGCCAAATTCCGATTCGCTTGCCCCCATCTCTCCGTAGGCTATGCGCTTTAATTGCCGCCAAGTTAAGATTGCGCCTCTTGACTGGCTATTGGCTTTTTTTCTTCAGGCGTATTTTCGTCATCGTCTGAATGGTTGAAGCCTGTATAAGCGATAACAAATTCGGTAAATGCTCCAAGTATTTCATGGGCTTTCCTGATTTTGCGCCCTAATTCGCGGACTTGGTAAAACGGTTTTTGTTTTTCCGGGTAAATATCAGCATATTCGTTAATCCCGTGGAATGCGCAAATCAATGCCATGTCCATAACCTTGGAGAGTTTAACTGCGTCCATATTGGTAATGTCCAAATGCTGGCCAATATTCTCAAAGTCCAAATTCAAATCGGACATAATCGCCTGAATGGAATTGAAATTAAATTCCATGTGGTAAGTGGTGCCGCCTAATACAATTGTCGGGTGTGGTTTCATATACGCGAAGATACGGAATCCGTAAGCAAAACAAAAAGGAGGCTATTGCCCCCTTAATGCCTATGAACGATAATAAGAAAATGGTAGTTGTGATTGCGTTTGCGCTGGGCTGGGTTGCCCGCTATGACTAAGCTACTTTAGAAAGTTCCAAAAGTAACGGCGCCTGTAATTTGCAATGAGCAAGTAAAAGAAGCTGCATCGTTCTGTGGTGCGGACAATTCCAAGTTGGACACGTAAACCTCCGCGGACGTTTTCACATCCCCCGTTACGTTTGAACCCCAAACAGCTAACAAGGTAGTTCCTGCCACTAGTTTATCCATTAAATCTTTGAAGGAATACGCTCCACTTCCGACGCTTCCATCTTCCTCAAAACGACCATCAACGGAAATAGTGCCGCCCTTTTCGCCTGCCAAAAACTCTTTCCAGCCTGCTGAATCTTTAGTTGTAACCTCGATCATGTCGGAGGCTAGAGATAATGAGTGTGAAGTAGCATTCGCAACCTTGGTCAAAGTGCCGCTAATGTCTGCATATAGTCCAATAATAGTACCGTTTACAATTCCTGTTGTAGCCATGTTTCAAATTTAGGTAGGTGGAGTGTTTGTAAGTGTTGCAAAATTAGGTCATTTTAAAACCTTGTTTTTTTGCCTCCTCGCGAACTGTAACCAAAACAGCATTCATAACCCCGCTAGTTACTTTTTCGCGGTTCTGGTCAAGTGCTGGACGCATAAATGGACGCGGTTTTAATACACCCCTATACGCTCCGTTGTCGGTTATTCGCGGCTCGGTGCCGTACTCAAAGAATATCCCTAAAAAGTAATTGTAAAATTCCTGACGTAGCCCAATCAATACTTGACTTCGGTACTTGTTATCTTTGTCGGTAATAAATCCAATTGAATCGCGAAGGTTTCCAGTGTCAACCGGTACATGTGCTTTTGCAGTATCAATTACTACTTGCGATTCGCGTTTGATGCGATTTTGTAGTTTTTCAGTTTCAATGTTTGCCCCTATGGCTTCCAAGGACTTCACAACTTCGGGGATTCCCGTAACTTTTCCAAATGCCATGTTATTGAGTTAATTCGCACAATAATTCTTGATACATTTTGCGGCCTTTGACTTCGGAAATGGACAAAATATTGAAGTACAACCCATCGTGTAATATCCTATCGCGCACCGTTACGGCCGAATTATAGCGAATAGTAAAAGTGTAAATCTGTTTATTTTCCCTGCGATCGGCGTTTACGGATTCTTGCGCGCTTGGTTGTTCTTTGCGGTTTGCCCAAATCGTTTGGTAATTGCTCCACGTCGGTAGCCTTGCACCGCTAGAAGTACTCACGGCTTGCGTAGCGCGTTGAATCGTGATTCTGATATCGAATATTCCTGCATTCATTACAATAACTGCATTGCGCGATATGGGTCAAGTAGGAAGTTGACGGCAAAGGGCATGTCGTTGACGGTACCAAGCACAACACTTGCTCTATTATCATACCACCCCGAAATCAGCATTTTTGCCGCTGTAATTATATCGTCGGGAACGCTTCCAAGTTCGTAACCCTCTTTTGCCGATACAATGTACTTAACTTCGTTATCGCTCAAATCGCTAGGTACATCAGTAACCACAATCTTACAGCCCATTGCAGGCAGTTTTAACGCGGTTGGATTATTCCATCCTGTACTCGGCATAGTTGCCGACGCCTCGGACGTGTTCACGTAGCTTAACGCGTCGATGCTAGTCAAATAAGTTGCCATTTGCAAGTAGTTTCCCTGGGCGTAGTAAGTACCCGTTAACGGATTTACTACGCTGGGCAAGCCTTGCAGGCCGTCGAATTCTACCTTTACATTTGCGGACAAAATTGAATATCCTACATACGTGTTGATTGACTTAAATGCCGCGCGAATTAAGGCGGCAATAGTGTTATCTTCCTCATTGGAATCAACCTTGCACCAGAGTTTTGCATCGGCAACGGTTAAGACTTCCAAAGGACTTACAATCTGTGATATAATTCTACGGCCTACTTGCATGACTTAGCAAAGTTCGGCAATTTGCAGCTTAATCAAATACTCGGCTTGCGCTTCGGGTAATTCTGCAACATCGCCAACGTTGTACGATAAATTGTAACCCATCGGAGATTTAACAAATTTAACGGACATTTTAGGGGATTTGCTACTAAACTCGGGTAGTTCTTCCACTTCGGTAGCAGTTTCTTCTACGGTTAAGGTAGTTTCCTCTACGGCTGGCGCAACTTCATCCACTTGGGGCGCGGGCGCTGTTTCATCGATTTTGGCACTCAAATCTACATCATCGGTAAATTCGGGCGCGGTATTCTTTTTTGTACTCATGGTGATTCAAATATAAAACAAAAAGGGGATTCTTCCGAACCCCCTTTAAGTCATTATGAAAACCCTAACAAATTATCAATTAGGCAGTTTTTGCATCCTTGATCAAGGCAAATGCAGTTGGCTTCTGAACCAAAGCATCAGTGTAAGCGCACGCGATAATTCTATCGGTACCTTTCAAACCTTGGGTGTATGGGTCAACTGTAACCTCAATAGCACCCCACTGGCCTAACATCAAGTAAGAGAAATCACCGGCGATTAACGCTGATAAAATACTAGTTGATGCGCCTTTGCTTAGGTTGCTTGGTACATTGCTAGAGTACAACGCTGGCGAACCTGCAAGTACATTAGGAATCAACTTGTCAACCACAAAGTTACCTTCGACGCCGCTAGTCTGTACGGGCGTACCCATCAACTTGGCTTTTACCTTGTTGTTAGTAATATACTTGAAGTTAAACGCGTCGTTTCCTTCTACGCTTCCCATTAAGTTTAAAACGTCCTGATAGGTCAAGAAAGCACCATCAGCATTGGTTGAGTTGGAGGCAGCATTTCCAGCGTAGAACACAGGAACGCTAGAGTTTGCCAAAATACCAGTAGGCTCATTAGACCCACCGCCTTTAATGGCAGCTCTTTCCCATCCAATTGCAATCGCGTTTAACAATTTATCCATAACCCAGTTAGACACGTCTTGGCTAGACTGTCTCTTTAACTGCCATGAAATGTCGGTGTAAGCGGTCAAACGCTTAGGTGACATAGTCAATGCGCTGAAAGTAGAAGCCAATTCGGCGGCATCACCTGTTTCGGTGTTGTATGAGGCAACTCCTAAAGCGGAATCAACAGGAAACTGAATGTTGCCACTCAAATTACCCATGAAGGTTGCACCCGCTTCGCCTAAAATCATTCTAGGCTTTAAAAAGTCAACGATTGAACCAACGATAGTTGGAACTAAAAAACCACCTGCAGAATTAGTGCCAGCGGTTTGAGCTGCACGCTTTTCTGCACGTTTCTGCGCTTGGTAAGCGAAGAATCCAGTCGGAACCAATACGGAACGGCTGTCCACGTTCAAGTCACCGCCTGCGATTTTGTTTTCTTCTTGTCCAAGCTCGTGCAAAGCTGCGATTTCCTTGCTCATCCCGCGGCTGTTTACGCCGTTTAGCACATCTCCGAAGTTAACACTACGGTAAATCTTTTCGATTTCCTTAGATTCGCCTTCGTCACCACCACCATAAATGGGGGTTGGGTTGCCTTTTGAACGCTCAATGATTTCAGCGGCTTCGATTTCAGCATCCAATTTAGAACGCTGCTCGTTAATTTCAGTAACTCGAGCCACTTCCTGCTCGGTCATTCTGCGCTTTTCCGCGCTGATTTTAGCGGAAAGTTGGTCTAATTCCTGAATCAGTCCGTTGCGCTCTTCTTTTAATGCTTTGATATTCATTTTAAAATTTTGATTTAGTAATCTGCAACAAATCTACGTCGGCCAAATATTCGTCATGTTGCAAGTTTTGCTCTTGCTTTAACGCCTCGGTACGCTCTTCCATTAACTTGGCGTTTCGCGCTTCGGTCATGGTTTCCTCGTATGCTGGATAAGTCACTGGGCTAACATCGTACAATTTGCCCACTTTGGTAATCTTACGCAAATACCCATCACCGTATTTCTCGGATTTTGCCCATGAGTATTCCGCAATAGTGAACGCAAATGAGGATTGAGAAATGTCGCCGCGCATGATTGAGCGCGCCACTTGCAAATGCAATGGGTTTTTGTAGTCCGCGTCATACTCGTATTCCAACTCACCATTGCCACCAATTGACAATCGGCAAGTGCCTGACTTGGTACGGCCTAAGATTAATTCTTCCTCATGGTTGAACAGACAACGGCAGTCTAAGTCGCTGGCGTTAACTGCATCGTCAAACGCGCCGGGCATGATAACTTCCTCGTACCATCCCATATCGGTAACTTGGTTAACGACGGCTGCAACGCCGCCAAATTTATCGGGCATTTCTTCGCCGTCTACCATTGCTCGCTTTTCAGCGGCTGGCTTAATGGTGCCTATTTTACGAATTTCTATATTTGAGTTTGTCATTGTATTAATTGCTGTGGTTGCTGTAGTTGCTGTGGTTATTGCGTAATTAAATCCTGGTTATTCCCCTCGGGGTTGTTGTTCTTTTGGCTCGCGCTGTTTAACTGCTCAATCTTCGCGTCTATGTAGTCGTTAAACTTGCTCGTTGGGATTAAGTTCAATTGCATGTAGTATTCGTCTCCATTATCTCTATCCTCCATATCTTCCAGACGGCGAATTTCGTTTGAATTTAAAACGCCGATTTGGATAGCCTTGGAATAGAACTCCATACGCGCGGACGATTTTGCCCGAAGCATGGAATTGAAATTAAACTTAAAATAGTGGTTTGGCTTTTCGGCCTCCTTCAACAACTTTCGCTCCAGTTCTTCCTGAATAACAATCGCGTATTTGCTCAAAGTCGTTGCGTAGAAATGCTGTAATAATTCCTCAATATCCGCGGTTCCAACTTCCGCGTCAATTAAAGCGGCTGGCACTCCAAACATTCGCGCAATATCCTTGTCGGAATACTTCATGGTTTCAATGAACTGCGCTTCTTGTGGTGTCATGGAAATTTTATCAATTTCGGCTCCAAGTGGAAGCGCGGCGGTTAACTGATTCCCGTTGATAACGTTTTCCAGGGACTGGCGTAGCGTGGTACGCTGGTTGTCCTCTAATTTGGCTTGGGTTTTAACTAAAAATTTAAGCGAACCCGTCTTGTAAATTTTGGCTTGACTAGATTTTGCCGCCAATGTTATACCCAAGGATTGCGCAAATTCCTGAATCGGTGACTTACCCATGTAGGGCGTATCGGAACAAAACACTTTAAAATGCAATACGTTTTCAGCATCGTATGTTTTCGCACCCGAAGTGTACTGTAATTTGCCTGTTTCTTTGTCCATTGTTACCCGTGTTTGGTCGGGATTCAACGGCCATGCACCAATAGGGTTGCCGTATTGGTCGCGCGTAATAGCCGCGTAAGAATTACCGCGATACGCCAAGCACAATGCGATCCAGTTTAGAAATTCTGATTTATTCTGATATGAATTTGGCTCATTGAGCAACTTAATTGCGTTTAAATCAAATACAGCTTTGCGGCTTCCATTTTCTTCTTCCCGGTACAGGCGAAGCGTCATATTGCTTACTCCGTCCGCAATTTTTGCCACACAATCTTTAACCGCTGCAATTTGCAAGGCAGTTGTAGTGGTAACGGCTTGGCCTGAATCGTTGGCACCTCCGAAGATTCCAGAAAGCGCGTCGATTAACCATTGTGCTGGGTTGCTCAATGAGGATTCTTGCGACCGTTTCTGTATCTGCTTGTTGCTAACTCGTTTAAATTCTATGCCTAAAAGTTTGGCCATGCTTGCAAAATAAGCCTATGGCATGGTTGCAGTTGTTGCAAATTGCGCAACCGCGTACTAATTACAACCGCTCAATTCGTAAATCACGCGATAATAATGCGCGAAATACCGCGTAAGTAGAGAATTTGTTTTTTGCCGCGCCCGTCTTTTTCTTGTAAATTTCCTCCGCTGCCAAATAAGCGTCTTGGTACGATTTGTTTTCCTTGTTGCCGAGTTGTTCGTAGTAGACCACGTAGAAATCTTGACGGGTAAAAATGGTTGACATGGCTGGTGGGGTATGAATGGGGTATGAATGGGGGTTAAATATCGTCTACATAAAAATCCTGTTCGACCGCGTTGGCTTGTTGCTGTTCGGTTGCCATCCAACTGCCCAATGCCATAACCATACTCACAGGTCCGTCAACCTTATCAGCCGACTTTTTCTTATTGATTTTAATGTTGCCTTCGGGCGTAGTTTCCAAAGCTACGTTTGCAATCATCCAACGGGTGACGGGATTTGCTTGGTAAATAAGAGTTCGATTGCGAATCAGTCGTTCAATTTCCTTGGTTGGCGGTGACATGTAGCTGATAGTCTGGCGGTACGGCGCGCATTCAAACCCGTTTTGTTCAAGTTTCACAATCAAACTGTTACTGTTCCATTTGTCGTATGCAAGTAGTTTGAAGTCGTACACTTCCTGCAATTCAAGCATTTTCAAGTAAATATATTCGTAGTCTTGTACATTCCCGGGCGTTGTGAGGATATAACCATCTCGCGCCCATTGCCTGATTGAATCGCCGCTTTGGTCGTTTCTGCTTTTTAAGGCATCTTCCGGTAGGAAGTAGTACGTTTTCATGAACATACTATTCGGCCAAAATAGTGTCAACGCCGTGAAATCGCTGACGCTTGCTAAGTCCAAGCCTGCATAACATTCGCCTTCGGCTTCGTCGTTTTCAACTAAAATCGACCTCCAATCTTCGTCTTTAATCCACACGTCCGCTGCGTCCGTCCAGACGTTTAACAGCTTAGTTTTAAATTCAACCTCCTTGGTGCCGCTTTGCATCGCTTCGGTTAACGCTTGTTGCACAAATTTAGGCTGTACGCTTATGCCCCAATTGGGATTTGCTTTCGCCCAAACTTTGGAATCCTTCCAATCGTCCGTTTCGTCAAGAGTGTAAATTACCGTAAACAAGTCATCGTCCTGAATACGGCCATTTAAAACGTTGACGCAATGTTGGCGGTGTTTGTAGCACGGCGAAGTAATACGGAATCCTGCGGTTGTAATCGTGAATAACAACGGTTGTACTCTAGATCCCATCGAGTTTCGAATAACGTTGTACGCTTCGTCCGTTTGATGCGCATGGTATTCATCGACAATCGCAAAATGGGTATTTAGGCCGTCCTGCTTTTCGGGATTCCATTCAAGCGGTTTGTAAATCGAATTATCAAACCGTATAATGCGATTGTTCTTCGAGAAAAACGGCTCAACACCTCCCTCGAGCAACCATTTTGACGCGTTACACTGGCGGTACGATTCCTCAAAAACAATGCTGGCTTGGTCTAACTTAGTCGCTACGGAGTAGACTTGCGCGGCCGCTTCGCTATCGGCGATTAAGCCGTACAATGCAATCGCGCTGGCAAGCGTTGATTTACCATTCTTACGCGGTACTTCCACATAAGCACGGGTAAATCTTCGCAGGTGCGAATCGGCGCGAAGCCACCCAAATAAGTTGGCTACGATATAATGTTGCCACGGTTCCAATAGGAATTTGCTACCTTGGTACTTCCCGACCGTGTGCGGTAATTCCTGAATGAAGTTAACCGCGTGTTGATAGTGGTCGTTTGAAAACAAAATATCAGCGCGTTTGAAATCAGACAAAAAGCGAACACACGATTTAATCGTATGTTGGCAGGCTACTATTCGACCTGCTATCACGTCCTCTGCATATTTCAACGCTGGATTTTGCACCACTTAGAATATCAGATAGTCTGGGTTTCGCGTTAAGAAATCAACCGCTTGTTGCGCCTTGACTTTGCTCGGGTAAAAATGCGCATCAATTGCAAGCTCGCAAATTTGCCCAGATTTGGAAACGTAAAAATCACCAAACATTACAACATAAGCGTTGTTGAACGGTTCAACGCGAAGCGACTTGGTTTCGTCATGGGGTAGCACCTCGGCGTAGGTTGGTTGCCTCTTTGGTATTTCAATTTTCTTTTTTGCCATAGTACGAAGTTACGAAACTTTTGGTTTCGCGCGTAGCACTTCCAATTTGCTTACTTTGGGTTCGGGGATGGGTTCAACATTCTTTGCAAGTCTGCGCCCCTTTTGCGTTATTCCCAAAGCTACGCCCAACTCCATCATGTTTTTAAGCCGCTGGGTATCGCGAAAACACTCGTAAACCTTGCTTTCGAATATGTACGCTTCCAGAAATGGGCGGTCAATTTCGCGATAATTTGCGCCCAACTCTTTTGCCAACGCGTCAATTTCAGCCTTGGTAACTTCAAAATTTAGTTTATGTATGTCCTCTTTTTTAGGCATTTTTTGTGTATAATTTAGTGGAATTTATGTAAAAATAGGCTTTCATGTGTGTGAAAGTGATGGCCTTGCGGTTTAACGTGCTATTTTTCAATAAGTTACACCCACTACGGGGGTCAAATGGTTTTTACAAAGTTACTTCCCCTATTCTTTTACTTATAATTATTTATTTTTTTTTATAAAAGATAATAGAGAAACAGTCCATCTACACACAATTAGGGGGTGGAAGTGGAGTTTGGTGTAGCTATCTTACTCTCCTTCGCCGACTTCTTATTGTGGCATGAGTTGCATAGCCCTTGAATGTTATTCAAATCGTACATCTCGCCGCCTAATCGTATTGGCTTGATATGGTCTGCCACTGTCGCGGCGTTACGCTTGCAATCGGTACACATCGGATTCGCCCGCAATACTTGTAAGCGGACTTTCCTCCATAGCGCGTTGTTGTACGGCTTGTTGTGGTCGGCGGTTCGCTCGTTATGGTTGTGCTTGGTTGCGCTTGGTTCGGCGTGGTGTCCGAAGCGTATCGGCTTCTTGTTTACGGTTGGCATGGGGTTGGGTTGGCGTTTGGTCGCTTGCTGTTTCCTCCGTAAATTTACTACATGAAAACCACTCAATCAATTACCGATTCAGAAGAACGAATTCAAGCGCAATGCTTCCAATGGTTCTGGAATACATACCCGCAATATCGCGGCTTGCTATGCTACAATCTCAATAACAGCCGCGATGCTAAGCACGGCCATAAGAATCAGCAATTAGGTCTAATCCCCGGGCGTTCTGATATGGCTTTGTACCTATTCGGCAAGGCGTATATGATTGAGTTTAAAAAGGAACTAGGCAGACAATCTCCATCGCAACGAGAATGGGAAGAACTGGTATTGCACCACGGTTTTACTTACGTTATAGTTCGGTCACTATCGGAGTTCCAGCAATATATCTGGGAAGTATTATTAACCGCTAATCGTACATCAGCGTTATGACAATCCAAGACTTGCGCATCGGCGAATCAGATTTCATTGCAAACGGCGTACATTTTCGCATATTGGCCGCAAATAGTAACTGGGAATATACCGTGTTAAACGTGGCTACTAAAGCGCGTAAAGAGGGCGTGCGTTTGCTTGGCGTACAGATAGAACGTTATACCGGTAAAAATACGTTGCATAGGGAGTTGGTTAAGGCTGTGCGTTAAGTAGCTTCAAATAGTAACCGCCTCGATCACGGTCAACGTGCCACTCTCTCGCATCGTTCTTAATAAATAACCCAATCCAAGACCCCCACTTTTTATTGGTCAACTTGCTATATTCTTTATGAGTTTGCTGGAACACTTCCAATAAGGCTTTATAGTAAATTGCGCCAAACGTGTCAAACTGATAATCCTCCATAAATTCCACGAACTCGCTGCACGTTTCCTGAATATAGCGTTTACGGCTTGCATTTTCCAACGGAGCCGCAACCAATCCACTTTCTAAATAGTTTTGGAGATTGAACACCATAAAGTTATCAAATCGGTTCCAGTCGGCCTCGTTCCAATCGTCAAACAACAACCGCCCGTATTGTTGTATCGGGGTTCGTTTTGCGTTGAAATACTGGAAAAACTCTATTTCGTGCCGTCTACGTTCGTGGCTGTGCCCAGTGCCTTTGATGATATAATTTGTCGTTATCAGTATCTTCGGACTTCGCTCAAACGGGATAAATATTTCATCTTTGTTTTTTCGGTTCACCGTTACTCCCTCCGTAATCAATGGGAATAAATCCTCAAAATTAAAGTTCCTGCGAACGTCATCAAATGCCAACACTTGACTATCAATACTAACACGCTGATAAACAAAATCGCCTTTGTTATCGTATTTTTTGCCATCAATAACAACCACATTTTTAAAGGCTTTCAACGCATTAATCATAATTGACTTACCGCTTCCGCCATTCGGGTTATCGTCAATTTCCTGATCATTGAATATTATCGCTTTTTGATGCGTTTTGTCCTTATACGAATGTATCAAATACCCCAGCGCGGTGCTAAGCGCATTCATGCGAAGAGCGTCACCATCGCAAACACGGTGACATAAATCCGCAAAATCATTATCAATAGCTTCGGTTTGCTTCCAATTCCGCTGAATTATCTGACGCTCCCAGATAAAGCCATTAATATCAATGTAGCTGATTAATTGCGTATTGTTTTTGCTGATTTTCAAAACGCCATTCAGGAAGGGAATAAAGGCCGTGTCTTTAGTATCCTGCAAAATTTTAACGTCGATTGATTTGAGCAAAGTCAAAAACTGGTCGGTAAACATCGAACTATTTTTTGAGCAATAATTAAACACGTTGGGTTCCTTTTCTTCCAAATAGTCCAATATGTATTCCTTAATCAACGCCGCCGAACTGAACGACAAAATGTTCGATTTAACTTTTACAAAGGTCGGAATTAACGCCCCTTCCGGGAAGTACTTAAAAAATCCTGAATCTTCCAAAAACCGCTTAAATTTTAGGCTATCAATTGAAATCTTGCCTTTGTTGTCAATCGCCCAAAATATATCGTTTGTAGTGTTGCCCATTATTTCGGCCAATACTTCGTCGGTGATATTGTACTTCGCTTTAATTTCGTCCGTCGGCTGTTTGCTTTTTAAGGCTGAAACAACCAATTTTCGCCTACGGTCATCCTCAAAATACTTGCTTTGAAAATTGCCACGGGAATATGCCGAACGAACAACCTGCAATAATTCAGCATCGCTAAAGTCGTCGTTAATTATGTAGGCTTTTGTGAAGTCAAAACAATAGTCCTGATTCACCCCGTAATCGCAACACGAAATGGCAAATTTGTAAATGCTATCGTTTCGATTCCCCTTGGAATAAGGAAACTTTTTATCCAGCCATTTAAGCAATCGTTCGCAATTTACCCCGTCATCAGTGATAGGGATTTGCGCGGGTCGTTCCGAATATCTGTATCCGTCGTCGCTATCGTATCCCTCAAACGGTACAGCATCCCAATTGACGTATAAATCAGGGTCGTAGGAAACAAAACACAATCGGCTAATATTGCTATTTTTCGTATCAAAATACGGGTTGTTTACGTATTCGCCGTATGCCTTAAATCGCTTTCGGTAATCGTCTTTGCTCGACTTCGGTATGCTCACAACCGCCTTGATTCCATCGCCCGAAGGTGAACGAAATAACATTACCGTATGTTTATCGTTTTTAAGCCAATCCCAAATGACTTGGTAATCTTCATCGGGCAGATGGTCGTAGTCGGTAATCATTAGCCCCGAGGCTTCCTGTATATCGTTGTCGTTACGGTTTACCGCTACGCCTCCAAATAAGACCGCGTGAAGCTTCTTTTTGGCTTCGTCATATTCAGCTTTAGGAAGTGTCCTAATATGCTCAATTTCGGCCTTATATGAATTTTTAAGGCGTTGCGCAACTTCTTCCAAGGTAAGGTCAAACGCCTTTGTAGTTCCAATTACGCCAGCAAAAACGGAAATTTTAGTTTGTTTCATTTAATTCTTGCAAATAAAAAACCCCATCAGATTTGCGGCGGTAGGAGCGCACACAAACCCAACAGGGCAATATCTTTTAACTATCGGAACCTCCTACGCTCCAGTTAACAATTCAAATATAGCCTAATCTCTATTTCTTTTACTATTAATTTTTTTAATTTTTTCATAAAGGATAATAGCAAAATAGTCAATCTTCACAAAAAATGTAGATTATGTGAACATAAACGTGAACATTGAACCCCAATAAAAATGCGGGCTGTGAACATTGTGAACTTTGAAACTTGATTTTTCGACCCCCCCCCCTTAAAATAAGAAGTATAAAAAGGAAGAATAGGGCATTTTCAATGTTCACATGTTCACACAGGTATAAATTCATACCAACCACTCCGCTAAATACATCCCGAAAAGACTGCCAAATGCAGCCCCAAGCGCATAAATTACTTTATCCAATTCGCTGCCAAATGCGGCACGCTTAACGTTCATCGTCCAAATGTAGGAAATTCCAAACGCGGCCAAAAATACCAATTCTGGGCGATGCTTGGCAAGGAATATGGTGTTTACTGACACTAAGCATATTTGAAGGAATGCGGTGAAAAATAGTTTAAGTCTGCCGTGATTCATAGTTTCACCTCCCTATCCGCAAATTTCCCATTCATCAAAGCATCAATCCTACGCGCAATATAGGCCCGCTTGTAACCCTGCTCCTTCCAGTACCTATCTAACTCGGCGCGCTTCCCAGAATGCCATAAAACAGCCTCAAAAAAGTGTTTTTTGTACGCCTTGAACGCAACTAATTCGGCCAATTCCCCGACGGTCAACGAATACAATCTACGCCCCGCCAATCTCTTTATATCTTGTAAATTCATAGCTTCTAATTCTCCTTCTAAAACGCGCTTAACGCTGATTGCAAACTCAAATCCGCAATACTTGCACTTACGCGCCGAACTCGGGATAAACGCTGCACACTGGCTACATTGCTTGTTGTTTGCCATTCCCGCGGGTCGCATCCGTTCCGGTTCAAAAAATATCTGCCTCCAATTCAACGGCCTATCCCAAAATCCCATTCTTACCGTGTTCTGTCCGTAATCCCAAACGCGAAATATTCCGCCCTTCGATTCAGTCGGTCGCGACCCCCGCCCCACCATTTGATGGTACAATGCCAAGCTGCCACACGCGCGATTCAGCACAACCAAATTAATATCTGGACAATCAAATCCCGTTGTCGCAATTCCACAGTTAACCAACACTCCACACGCGGCCGCTTTGTATTCCAAAAACACCTTATTTCGTGCCGCTTTGCCCATTTTAGAATGCACACAAAACACCCTTGCTGCTAGCACCTCGCTTTGCAGCTGTTCCGCAAGTTCTACGCTGGATTTGATGGAAGCGCAAAACACAATGGCTTTAGCGTTCCAAGCCTCGTTTTTTATAAAATCCTGTATAATTCCACCCCTCACCTTTGCCGTGTTAAATAGCACGTCTTGACTGTGAGTCGTGTAATCTTCGCCTTTGAATTCCAAGGCGGTAAAATCCGAAATTAATTTAGATTGATACACAATCGCGCGGCATAAATAGCCCTGCTTCTGCAGTTCTGATATGCTTACAGGGCATACAATCTCATTGTACCAATTCGACATCGACGGCTTTGTTATCGGGGTAGCCGTAGCCCCTAATATGTACAGCCCATTTGGTGCTGTTTCTACAATTTTCTTAAAATTCCCGATATGGGCTTCGTCAATAATTAGAAAATGGAAACGGCTCAACAATTCGGGATCTGATTTTATTCGATTCCAAAACGTTTCCACCATTTCCACTTCTAACTTACCCGGCATAGCCTCCACCCTAGATTGATAACTCATCGCTTGGGTTTTTAATTCCGTACGATGCGTTAAAATCAAAACATTACGCCCACCCAAGGCCGCGCCGCTAGCCATTTGGGAAAATATTATCGACTTCCCTGCTCCCGTCGGCAAACAAATCACAACTTTTTTGTGCAATTTAAATGCTTCACGGGTGAGGCTAATAGAATCGGCTTGATATGGGCGTAATTGCATGGTTAGTTTTCGTTGTCGCGCCCCTGCAATACAGGCATGATTATTGCCGTTTGAATATCCATTGTATCGTAGGATGAAAACACTCTAATATGCTTGTTTTCGCCTGCAAATTGCATCACCAAAGCACCCGAACTGTAAGACAAGTCCAATACATTTTCAAGCAATTGTAATTGCTTTGGATTAAAGCTAATTTGTCGCATTTCAACATCTACGTTATGCGCTTTCAAAACTGCCTCCATATTTGGCATTGTACAATTTGCAGAATACTCAAACTCACACCACGCTTTGCCGTCGCTGGCAATAATTCCGCTTTCCTTAAATTCAATTGATTTAAATTTCCAAAGCTGCTTTAACAAATCAATGTGAAAATTTTTACCCTCAATAATTGCTTGTTGTTCGGGTTCAATTTCGTGAATTTCTGTTAAAGATTGCTTGACTAAAATTGTGGCATTTGTTGCGTAAACGTAGCCATTTCTTACATAAGCATGTTGCAGTTCGTTACGAAAATCATCGTTGTACAACGCCTTGAATAACGGGGTTTTAAACCCTCCAATTTTCTTAAAATTTTTCATAGTTTATTTGATTAATTAATTTTGATTCCCCTTCTTCCTCGCCCTCACCCGCGCCGCCGAAGCTCTGCGAATTTCCTTAGTTTTTTCTACGCGGTTGGATAGTTCTTCGCAACGCTTCACTAATTCAGTGTTATCATGCGCTAACGATGCAATTTCCTCACGCAATTTTACATTTTCGGCGTGCAAATGCTTCCCCTCTGCTTTCAATCTCGCCACCTCATCAGACCACGTATTTTGCACGTCTGCTTTTTCTCTCCAAATCTTCCCCGACTGGCGTTCCTTTGCAAGCTCATCCCTAAGCCTCGTTGTCTGCTCCATCTCAAGTTGCAAGTTGACTAAATGCGACCTAGTCTGCTGCTTTTCAGATTCTAAAAGCGTAACATAATAGGCATTGTCTTTTTTGGCATTCTCTAACTGCCATTGTTTGTAAATCGCAACCAATACCGCAATGATACAGGTTACTAGTATAATATTTGTTATCATGGTTTTACTTCTATTTGGGTACCGCTTTGCCCGTTCTCTTGTCCTCCGCTTCCGTCCTCCTGGTTATCCTGTTTCCTAAAATGCTTCGCCAATTCGCGGTGAAAGTTTACAATTGAAACCTGCAAACACTTCCAATGCACGTACACGGCTAATCCAGTACTTGCGCCCTTGGCATCGTGGTAAATCGCAAAGAAATTTTGAAAACAGATTGCGTCCACTTTTGAATCAAATGTTCCGCGTAGTTCGCCATTGCTATCGTACACGGTATATTTGTCTAGCCCGTTTTTAATCGTCTTATAAACAGTCATATTCTCGTACTTAATCGCTTTGGCGGCTTGCTCTACTTCCTCGTTGGTGATGGTTAATTTTGCCATGCTCTTACTTCTTGCTTAAACTAATCCTCTCAATCCCATCAGCAACCTCGATTTTGACAACACCACCGAGGAAACTAGCAATTACGGCAACCATGCTTTTAACCGCTTCCGCATCTTCATAGGCGAACATCAGCTCATTATTGCAATATACTTTGACATAATCTGTACTATCCTCTACAATCCTAAAATTTATATTCTCTGGGTGAATAGCCCAACTTGCATTTGAAGCCAATCCCGTAACCATATACCCCAAATTCACATGCTTAAGGGCTTCGGACAATGACGGCCATTTTGCACCTAGCGTGTTATTGTCGTACACAAATCTGTAATACTTATCGGGCGTTTCGGTTTTGCGTAATGGTTCGAGTAATTTACAACGCTCCAGTGGCAACTCTCCATCCCCTGCCTGCATCGCCTCATAGGCATCAAACAAACCCATATCAATTGCGGAATACAGGCAGTCCGCGCCCTGTATATGCCAATAAGATTCTAGCCCGTCACTACATAGACGGTAATTAATTACATTTCCGTCTAATGAGGCGTGAAGTAAGTCGGTTGTGTAGGTTAGTGTTTTCATCTCACCACCTCCAGCGAATCGCATACACAAATTTTCTTCACCATCTTACTGCTAGTAATTGGATCGTAATACTTGTAGGTTATCACATGCGATTTTACGCACTTGGTTCGGGTGCAATTCCCAAGGCATAAAACCACGATGGTAATTGCGGACAATGTAAATAGTTTTTTCATAATGTGGCGGCAAGTGGGGGAATCGAACCCCCGTTGTCCCTCATAGGTTGCAGGTACCTACACTTGCCATTTGCTCGTCTTTCCGAGCTGTATCACTCCACCCCTGCCGCGTATTCAAGCCTTGCCGTACTCTCAGAAATTCCTAATCGTTGCGCAATTGCCATAAACGATAACCCGTAATCTTCCCGAAGTATTGCAACCGCATATCCTCGAGTTGTAAAGCCGTCCAAACCCAAGTGCAAATCCTGCGCGGTCGGCGTTATCACCTCCACGGGTTCCGCACTTGCAAGTTCTGGGCGCGTTGAGTTTTCGGATATGAAATTGTAGTAGTTCATCCCAACAACTTCCCCCTATACATTTTCTTGCTTTCGCGGTGAACGTGCTGCATCGTCTGATTAAATCCTGCAATGGGCTTATCGCGCTCAAATTGGTACGGTTGTGCTTCTGGAAGCTCTTTGCTGGCGTTTAACTTTTTCCAAGCCTTGTGCATTAAAAATGCCACAGGCAAGCTGATGGGATACAGTAGTAGAAATTCTATTGGTAACATAGTTTGTGTTGTTTGTTGATTCGAAATTAATATTATTTTTCTATTTAAAACAAATTATTTCTAAAAATAGAAATTTATTACATTTCTATGACAATCTAAACCCGTTCGCTTTTTACCTCCTCCAACGCCTTTTTCAACTTCCCCACTACTTCCAAGTACTTGGGAGGTTGCTGCTCCCATCTGGAAATTAACGAACGACTTACGCCCGCTTTTTGGCACAACTTCGTCAAGCTCGTTTTATTTTTTATGCACTCAATTTTAATTTCTTGAATTGTCATTTTGCTTTCCCTTTCGCTCTCTTTCATCTCTTAAAACGGCAACCCGTCACCGCCTCCACCATTCCAATTGCCTTGCTGCCCAAATTGCGGTTGCTGCCCCTGCCCCGCCGTTTGCGCCCAAGTAGTTGCCTGCCCTGCTGGCACTCCTTGCGCTGGCACTCCCTGCCCCTGCCCCTGCCCCTGCGCTTGCCCCTGCGCGCTTCCTAGCAATTCCAACTCATACACGCGGCAAGCAAGCGAACTAATTTTATTCCCGTCCTGACCATTGTACTCGTTAATATATGGCATGCCCTCGATCAAAACTTTTTGACCCTTCACTAAGTATTGAGCCACCGCCGTACTGCCTCCCTGTTTAACGTACTTATTGCAATTTATCCAAGTAGTTTTTGATTCCCCATTAGCCGCCTTAGAAGTATGCGCAACCGAAAAGCCGATAATAGAATCCCCATTTTGTAGCTGCGAAATTTTGGCATCCTGCCCTAAATTCCCTGTGATTAATATTTTTAACATGTTTGCAAATATAACAAATTATTTCTTAAATTAAACAAAAAATTTGTTGTAAATAAAAATATTATACCATAGATTTGCAAAACTATGACGGTAGAAAATATTAAATTTGTTGACCAATGGAGCGATGAGCCTAGGTTAACACGAATCAGTCCAAGCGGATTGAAAAAAATGAAGGAAAGCCCGATGACTTATTGGGATAATTACGTAAACCCTGACCGACCCGAGAAAACAGAAACCCAGTCTATGCGATTTGGTTCAGCGACACACATGTATTTGAATCAACGCGATGACTTCCACAAAAAATACATGGTTGCGCCTAAGTTCGACCGACGAACTAATGACGGCAAACGCTTAGCGTCTGAATGGGAGGCACTTGCGGCTGCTAATAACGCCACGATTATAACAGAGCCTGAAATGGAATCGGTAAACCTAGCTTCCGAAGTTGTGAAATTTTCACCGCTGGCAAATCGGATTATATCCAGTTTGTCAAATGTTGAACAGAAAGTAGAATTTAACCACAATAGACGGTTAATCCTGGACGGGATTTGCAAAGAGTTTAAATCAGTTGTGGAGGTTAAGACCACCAAAGACGCAAGTCAAGCAGGCTTTGCAAAAGAGGCGGCCAATTTAGAGTACTTCATGCAACTTGCCGACCAAGTACGCGCCACGGGATCCGATGGTGCCATAGTAATTGCGATTGAAAACAAACGACCGTATAATATCAATACATTTTTTATCGCAAGCGATGACCCAGCATTGACGGTTAACTATGAGTTAATTGATTTACACGTTGCACGTTGGGAGGAATGCAAATTGAAGTATGGTGAATCGCGCTGGCCTTCGTACACCGACGGCAAAGAGTTTATCCAGTTGAACGCGCCTAAGTGGTATTTTTTGTAAGGGGGCAGTTATGAGCAATAAAAAAGAACAAACGACAGTTGAGTGGTACACACATAGGCTGTATGAAATTGAAATAGCATATAACCAAGGTGTAATTGATACCGAGGTTTATGCCAAATCAAAGACGCACGCATTAGAACAAGCCAAAGAAATGGAGAAAGAAAAAATGACTAAAGCGTGGAAAGCAGGGGATGGGCAACACGATAAAGTTGCAGATAAATTAGCAGAACAATGGTACGAACAAACCTACGGAGGTAACAAATGAATAAAGAAACACAACAAATTGACGGTTATTGGGTAATTGGCTCAAATAAATGGAATGCGTCCATTTACACACAAGAGCAAGCCGAGAAGTATTCAAAAACTTTAATTAATTGCCAAAACTGTATCAATTGCAGTTCTTGCAGTGATTGCAGTTTTTGCAGTGATTGCCGTTCTTGCAGTTATTGCCGTTCTTGCAGTGATTGCCGTTTTTGTCGTTCTTGCAGTGATTGCCGTTCTTGTCGTTCTTGCAGTGATTGCCGTTTTTGCAGTTCTTGCAGTTCTTGCAGTTCTTGCAGTTCTTGCAGTTCTTGCAGTTCTTGCAGTTCTTGCAGTTCTTGCAGTGATTGCCGTTCTTGCAGTTATTGCCGTTCTTGTCGTTCTTGCAGTGATTGCAGTGATTTTAAAACAAATCCACAACGCATCACATCCTCATTTTTAGGTAGCAGAAATTCACAAACAACTTATTATTGGGATGATAAACGCGAACAAATTATCTGCGGTTGTTTTAAAGGCACTTTAGAAGAATTTGAGGAACAAGTCAAAATAACTCACGGAGATAATGACTTTTCAAAAGGATATTTTAAATGGATTGAATTAGTTAAAATGTACAGAGGGGGGCAGTTATGAGCAACAATAAACAACAAACGGCAGT